CATTATCGGACCGGCTGCCCTGAAATGGCAAGCAATGGGTACTGATGCAAAGAGCCTTAACCTTGTAGAATACACAGAACAGGCATCAAAATTTATTTGTGATCAATACGGTTTCCCGCCTCATCTGCTGGGCCTACTTGATCCTACATTCAACAATCAGAATGCAGCCGAAAAGGGCCTATATCAGAACACGATAATGCCTGAGGCTGAAAGCATGACCGATGAATGGAATTCTTTCTTTAGAACTGAAAAGTATAACATTGAGATCATAAAGGATTATAGCCATTTACCGATACTGCAGGCTGATCAGGAAGCACAGGCAAGGGCAATGCTTACCAGGAACCAGGCTTTGTTAATTGAGTTTATGAATAATCTGATCACAGTAAACCAATGGCTTGAAGAGAATGGAAGAGATACCCGGCCCGATGGAAATGTGTATTATACTGAATGGGTATCTGCTGGTAAAACATTTGGGCAGCTACCATCGATATCAACCACAACCACAACCACAAATAACTATCAAAAGGAAAGCTAACATGAAGAAGGAAGTTGCAAAATTAATTGAGGCCACAGCGGATGAGTTACCGGTGATTAATAATTTCACAACGGAAACGCATTTTGTAAAAGGATCTGAGCTGATCGAACAGGGGCATACGGAAAAAGAAGATGGCAGCCCGATCGATCCTGAGGCTATGTACAAACAAAAAATGCCAGTACTGATCACATCGAATCATACAAACGGAATGAAGCGGGCCTTTATTAAGGGCGGGAAAAAAGGGGTTACTGAATATATCCGTAAGGTAAGGCAGATGGTTGAAAAAGATACTGTTAAATCTTAAAGTAATGGAACCAAAAAACTATGCAGACCTTGAAACATTGAAACTGTTCAAGATGCACACACACTACAAGGTAAAAGAGAGTTTCGGAACCGGAACAAAGGACGTTGATATGGCAAAGCGTACGGTTCAATCGATACCTAATACCTTCCTGTTTTTCGATTCTGATCAGGACGTATTACTTCCCGGGTGCTCAATAAAAACGATCGCTGAGCGGGGCCCGAAAAGTAATGCCTCCTATGGCAAGATAAAGAATGTGAAGGATCATAATATTACCCAGCGGATCGGTAAGCCTGAGGTTTTAGATGAGAGGAAAATTGATGATAAGAATGTGATGTATGCTGAATCAAAAATGCTTACAACTACCCTGGGAAATGATCAGCTCATTGAATACCAGGAAGGCGTTATCGATCAGCATTCGATCGGCTTCCGTTACCTGGACCTTGAGTTTATTACCAATGAGGGGGATGATTGGCAAAAGTGGCTTGATATGTTGATCAATCCACAGGATGCTGAGAATGCCGGGTATATGTTCCTGGTAAAAGAGATCAGTATGTTTGAGTGGAGCCCTGTTTCTTTCGGGGCAAACCGCTTAACACCCTACCTGGGGATAAAATCAGGTAACAAAGAGGGCTATATGATGAAGCTATTTGATCGTATAGATCTTCTTGAAAAACAGCTGCGTACAGGAAAGCAAAGCGATGACGCTATGCACGACTATACGCTTGAATCACTGCAATTAAAACAAATCATAAGTGAACTCTTTTCCCAGGAGCCGTCAATGAAAGACACCTTGTTGGCCCAAGGCCGTCTACCAAAGGACACTAAGAAAGATACAGGGATCACTTCATGCGTCAACTGCTTGCGCACATTTAATTATGCTGCTGAGCCGGAGGCCGGGATGGGATATGTTAAATGCCCTGGTTGTGGTCAATTTTGCGATCAGGCGGGCAGATCCTTCCCTTTGGATTTGGACAAAGCAATAAAAGAAATTCCATTTTTTAACAACTCAGCTACAGCCGGAAAATTTTTCTAAGGCGTAACAGGGTAAAAATTTTAAGACCATGACACCGGAACAAATTGTCGAGTTTAAAAAGCAATTCGGGGCCGAAGCTGCCACCGAAATGCAAAAACTTGCCGATGCCATTGAAAAACGTCTCAATGATGCATGGGCCAACTTTCAAAAAGGTTTGATCACACCTGATGAATTCGAAGAGATCAAAAAAGAAGTGAAGGGTATTAAGCTTGAAGAGCTGAACCAAAAACTGGCTGACCTGGAAGAAGTGGCAAAAACACAGGGCAACCTTATTAATGAACTGAAAGAGAAAGGCGGTAAGGATAAAACCATATCCCTTACAGACTTCTTTGAAAGCAAGATCGAACAGATCAAGGAAATGCGTAAGGCACGTTCCGGCTTCTTTGAAGTAACCGGGGCCGAATTAAAGGCCGCTGGCGTAACCTCTATTTCAGGATCAGTACAGGATATGGATGCGCCTCCCGGTTCTCCATACTTACCAGGAATCGGCGGGCCTGAGCTGCAGATCTTTGAAATTCAGCGTAACCCTAATTTCATCCTGAATCATGTAAACGTTGGACGTACAAACCAGGTACGTCTTGCCTGGATCAATGAAACAGCTTATGAAGGTACCCCTGGTACTGAAATTGCTGAGGCCGGCGCAAAGCCATTGACACAGCATAAATTCAAAGTGGAGTTTTCCACAGCGAAGAAAGCCGCTGCATACATTGAGCTTACTGAGGAATTCGATGCAGACGTTCCTGGGCTGGCTACTGCCGTTCGTAGGATGCTGTCAAACGATGTGATCAGGGCTTTCGATGATCAGGTACAGGCAAACGTGATAGCCGTTGCACGTCCGTATGAGATTGCTCAACTGGATGGAGCTATTCAGAATGCAAACCTTTGGTCAGCACTCAGGGCCATGCAGGGCCAGGTAGGGTATTACAATTTCCAAACCAACACCTTTGCGATCAATCCGCTTACCGGCGTAAAACTTGATGAGCAGAAAAGCTCAGAAGGCACTTACCTGTTGCCGCCTTATATGGCATCAATGCGTGCACAGACAGTTGAGGCAAATAAAGTTGCCGTTGACTATGCCCTGGTTGGTGATCTGAAACAGTATAACGTGGATATTTTAAAAGACCTGGTTATCAGCGTTGGTTGGATAAATGATAATTTCATTAACAACAAATTCTGTGTGCTGGCAGAAATGAGGTACCACAGTTACATTTCAGATAACCGCAAAAAAGCGATCTGCTACGATAGCGTTGAGGACGTTAAAGATCAGATCGATGGCGGTGATTCTGTATAAAATCGTTACAACGTAGTCAATGCTAACAGATAAATCATATTTCCTTGGGCTGCTTACAGTACCGCAGCTTGGACAGGTGGCCGTATTGAAAAACCTCAATACTTTCATCGAACGCTTTGAGCCTGAAATATTGCAAGCAGCCCTGGGATATGATCTTTATCGGGCCCTGATGGATGCTGTTGAAGAGGCTGCCGAATCAAGTGCTGATCCGCTACTGGAAAAATGGGATAACCTATTAAACGGTTGCGTGTTCACTACTCAGATGGGCATTAAAAAACAATGGAAGGGTATCTCCAATTACACTACCAAACATTCCATTACCGCCCCGGCGATATGGGCTGAATGGTTACGTGATCAGCAAGTACAGATAACCGGAATCGGTGCAGCCGTACCTGAATCTGAAAACGCAACCAGGCAAGATCCTTCTCAGAAAATAGCAACCGCATGGTTTTATCTACGGCAGGACGTTAACATTCTTTGGGAGCTTCTTATGGCACGAAAGGACGTATATACTGAGTACAGTTTTTCTCAGATCAATTACGGCTATTTCGGGCCACAAAACAGTTTCAATATATGATCCCGATCATCAACCCGGTTTATGTAACAGATGTGATCCAGGAGGTTGTTACCGCAACAAAAACCCTGATCGTTGCCCCAGGCAAAACCCTGTTACAGTATATCCAGGAAAAAGAAACTGCAGCGTTAGGAGATACCAGCCTTATTGAAGATATCAGGTTTAGTAAGTCATCGTTTGACGAATTGATTGAAACACTTGTACAGGCCGATAAGGATAACCAGGAAACGACAGACGGACCGCCGGAAAATGTAAGAAAGTACCCGCTCATTCACCTGATCAGGGATTTCGATGAGATCCATGGCGGGAATAGTGAAATAGAATGCTCTTTGGATTTTATCATTATTCATCAAACAGTA